ACATCCATCGCGCCATTGACGGCGTCGAAGAAGGATGTCATCTGGAAGAGGTCGGTCAGCTTAACGCCGCGCCCGTAACCAGCGATGGTTGCCACGACTCTGCGCGAAGACAGCGCCGGGAGACTATTCGGCGTACCTTCTGCCAAAGCCACGGAAGCCGCCGCCAGGGTATTCCACCCGTTGAAGGTAGCGGTCTTACCGGTACGTAAAGGAACTTCGTCTTTGACTGCGAATTCGATGAGGGGCGTGTTGGGTTCCAACCGCGCAATCATCTTTTGGCTGAAAAACGACGCCATCAAGTTGTCATTGATGGCTGTCGTGGTATTCGTATCTGCCATGACTATGTTTAGACCCTAGCCCTGTTATGGGGTGCAGCCTAAACCCTAAAACGCACTAAAGGTTTTAGCGGACGGAAACTTCAGCGACGCCAGTTACGATCCATGTACTCCTTCATCGCCTTCTCCAAAGCCGCCATTTGGTTAGGGTCTTTGGGGTTGACGATTCGGGTAGCTTGATTTAATGTCTCGTAAGTCGGGGGTCCACCTGAAGACGACGGGGCAGGAGGTGGTGTGCCACCGCCCAATATAGGCGCGGGTGGCTTGCTGGGTTGTGCAGGACTTGGTTTAGCCAAGTCGCCCAGTCGCATCTCCTCCTTGACTTCTAACCAGGCTAGGCGATGAGGGTTTTTCGTCCGAAGACGGGCAGGATCATCCACGGCCCATTCATCCAATTTAGCGTTGATTGCCGCAAAGACCTCCGGTTGGAGGACCCGTGCGTCTTTCTCGGCCAGACTGTTGATATTTTCCTTGACCTTGGAAAACTTGCGGTCTTCCTCGTAAGGTTCAAGGCGTTTTTGAATGGCAATATCGATCAACTGCGCGGTTGTGGCAATCGGATCAGCTTGGTAGTCCTTCATCAGGATCTCCCGAAGTTGTTGATCCGACATGCGAGCCGGAGCCTCTGGGACGGGTGGCGGGGGTGCCGCCTGCAAGTTCGCCGCCAGTTTCTCAGGATTCGGCATAGATCGGAACTTCTGTTCCTTCTGCCTATACTCGCGCACATAATCATCTACCGTTTTCTGAACAGCCGCTTCCTTCTTAACGATAGCCTCATTCAATTGCTCGGTTGAAGTCTTGAGCTTCTCTACGTCCACTTCCCCTGTCGGTGTTTTGAACTTCTCCGGCACATCGGCGGGCTTGGCAGGCTCAGGCGGTGTACCTTGTACGAGGTCATTTCTAGTGACGCTCATGGGTTCTTTGCCTGTCTGTTCGGCGCGAATGATGGCTTCTCTTACAGCCTGCTCGTCGAGTTTTGGCTCAGGCTGAAAAAATATCTTGTCATTCGTTGCGGGTGTGTCCGGTGCTGCTTCTACGGTTAACGGTGTTTCTTCCATGACTTCTCCTTGACCGCCCTATCGGGTTGTGGTCCCTATTTTGGCGACGGCTGAACAGTCACGCTGTTGAGGTCAAATTCCCCTGCCTTCAACGGCTGATTGGTGCTCCTGGCCATCGATACGCTTCTTTTGGCACTTATGACTTCTTCTAAAATGTTCTGGTACGCCTTACGCCTCGCACATAGGTCCTCTATGCGAAAACCGCCATTCTGGAGACGGTTATCAATATCGAGGTTTAAATGCTTTAGAGTCTCAAAGACACTGTAGAGCCACGTCTTTCTAACCACGGGATCACCGAGTGCGTCTAAGATCTCCATGGCGTCTAGGTCTTGAAGTTGTTTGGGGCTGAAGATGTCATTCATCCAGCGGGTTATTTTTCTCATGCCATCGGCTCCCTATTGAGTGGATTGGGTAGACCAATAGGCCCATTCCCGTTAGGACCACCTTTCATCGCTGGAGATTCCTTTCGACCAGGAGTCGGGTTTCCAGGAGGCGGCATCCCCATCCCAGGCATCATCGGAACCATGGGGACGTTCAGGAACCATTTTTCTGCTTCATCAATTTGATCAATAACGGTCGCTTGGTACTTGAGTGCGGCCATCCGGTCAAACCGAGGATCAGGACCCGCCAATTGAATGACTTCAGATATTTGGGCGTGTTTGACGATCTTATTCTCCAGGCTGAATATGCCCATTGGCTTGAAGTTGTAGGCTCTGTTCACTTCCTCTGGAGGCACAAACGCAAACGCCAAGTATCTCGGGACGCGTATTTCTACGGGTTGACCTGTCATCGGATTGACTTGAGTTCCGATGACAACCGGGTCGTCGCCTAGGATGGGTTTCAAGTCTTCTGGCTTTTGGTTTTGGTAGATCAACCCGTAAATCTTCTCAGCCGCTCGAATGAGGAAACTGGACTCAATCACCATTCCGTAAGCGGCCACGCGCTCGTTAAACATCTGCTTCAGGAGTTCCATACCGCCTAATGTCTGATTGGTATCTTTCACTAGACCGCTAGAACCAAGCGTCACGCGGTTAGCGCCTGTCTTTTCCTGCACCATGCGTTCGATATCGAAGCGGTGCGCGAAATAGGATTGCGCCAGGTCGGGGAACTCAATCGGCTGCACACCCTTTCTCACATCATCCACGACTTGCTGTTTGAGCCTCAAGATCCACCCCGGCTTTACGGCCAAGTCCTGCTCAGAGTTCACCAGAGCGTTATCCAATACCACCAGACCCTTATTCAGGATCAAGTTCATGTTATCGATGCCTAGGTTCGAGTGTTCGTTGATTTCGTCCTGGTCATCAAAGAGGATTTCGCAGATACCCTTGTCGTACGTCTCCCCCGTTCGGATATAGGGTATTTTGAGAATCGGGCATTCTCCGTCGAACATCTCATTGACTTCGCTGTAAAGAAGCGCCACACCCGAAGCAACACCGACTCGGGCGGGCACGAGTTCCTCCGCTTCATCGCCATCCGGAATGTCGAACTGTATCCACTTTCGGGGGATGTTGTTGTACATCTCCCAGACGGTATGAGGTTTTTCAAACTTGGCCATCTTGCGGTTGGTATCGATGTACCCGCGCTCCTGTTTAATGTCAGAGATATCGGCTTCAAATTTGTCCCCCTCCATGACATCTTCCAGCTTGTCTCTTACGTCGAAGAACTCTCCACGCTGAATATGACGAACGATGGTCCCATAGGGAACCTTATCCCGATGAATCACTTTGTCCCAGGTGGTTGTGTTTGGTTCTGGGAAAATGTCACGAATATGGACATACTTCGTTCCCAAGTGATTCTTCAGAAGAACTTCGACATTTTGCATGTCCCATGACTTAATCGATGGCTGCGGGAGAGGCGCCTGACCTACCAAGGCTTCTGGAGGAGCTTCTTGAAGGACTTCTTGCGGAGTCTGCTGGATCGGGACTCTCCGCTTCCGGGTATCCACGACTTTCTGCCAGAAGAACTTCACAAACCCGTTTCCATAGCGAACGGCTTCTTTCAGCCCATCGTAAAAGTTGACATCGAACTGAGCTTTGCGAAGCTGAAAGTCCATGTCCTCTTGAATGAGACGGGCCTGTAATTCATCTCCTGCCGGACCCGCCTGAGTCTGGATAGGGGGCCTCGGAGCCATGATGGTCTTGTGGATCTGAGACGTGATGATCTCGACATTTTGAAGCGTGATGTCGTGAAACATAGTCGACTGCCATGGTTCCTTGGTCGCTGCCCTCTGTGGATCGTAGATGCCGTGATAATTGCGATCGCAGCGGTTCCAGCGTTCGTGCATACGTGTCGAGCGCCAGTCCCAGCTCCTTCGGTAGAAATTCTGCACATACTGAAGAAGTTCATCCTTGCGTTGTTGTACGAGATTTTCTACCGAAGTTTGGTCCATGTTAGTTCGCCTTTATATGTTTCTTACAGACGTAGGTCTGCCCTTCAGCCAAAGGTTCGCCACAAGCACATAGACCGACCTGGCTGATCAGTTGCGGATCTTCAACGATCTCGGAATCCTCCGCCTCGTCAATGAACGGCTCGTCCCGCTTTGTCGTGTTTTCGACGACGACCCTTGCTTTCTTAGGTCTTCCTCGTTTGACGATCTTCTTTTTCATTTACTTACACCCTTTACGGCCTTTTTTCTTAGCCATTAGCATTCTCCGATCTTGCACATATCCTCGTGCGATAGTTCTTTCGTTTCTGGATTCTTCCCATTGGTATAGGAACATTTCAGTTTGCTATTTTCAGTGCTTACGGTCGGTTCCTGTAAATTATCCTGCGACATATTTCTTTGACTTAACTTTTCGCCTTTCATATCTCCCCCGTTCTCAGCCTCTCTTTGAGGCATGGCTTACAATAGCTCGTTCCTTGGAACATGATCTCCGCCGTTTCCATGCAAGCCACACACTTCGGTTGCCAGGTTGCTTGAAGCGGAACCTGCGGTTTTTCATTCTTCGGCTCCTGGTACAGTCTCATGCGGCGACTCCGATCAGACGCTTAGCATCCGCGCTCTGAAATCCTTTTTGACCAAGCGAATAAAATGACTTCCCCACTCTGGAGTTTTCAGGAGTCGGCACAAAACGCTTCCCGGTATTCGGACGCGCCATGTCCGGGTGAAAGCAGTACGCCAACGCATCCACCAGATCGTCATGGCCCTTGGTTAGATCGTCGAAACGAAAGGCATAGAGTTCCTGAAGCAGACGCTCCTGGGACTTATGGACGTGGACGGCCCTGGCTTCCCACCGGGGGATCAAGCCGCCGACTTTATTCATCCGATCGCCTTTAGAGATGCCGCCATGCGAAAGTTCGACGTACTGGAAGTCCCACCTTCCCTCGCGCGTCCGGCGTTCCTCGAAGCTGTAAGAGATGGCTTCTCCCTTACGGCGTTCAATTCCTACGGCATCGGGCTCGTAAGCTCCGATCACCTTAAATAGCTCGTTCACCACTGCTCCCGGATCATCTTTCCGTATTTCCCGTGCGTCTCTGACATAAGCGTGGTTTCCGTGCGTAAAAGAGACCGTGACGATCGCAGTCGCATCGCCATCCTTTTCGGAATAAGCGGGATCGCAGACCGTGACGGTTCTGGCGAGGTTTGGTGGAACCTCGGAATAGAAAGTCTCATAGTCCCGCTTAAAGGGCTGCGTTGCTGGATCAATACGCTGCAAGAGATATTCTCTGGCGAAGTTGATCGATCCCATGATCTCTTTGCGTTGCGAAAGAATTTCATTAGAAAAAAGTTCAGGGCAAAGAGGCTTGCCGTTGTCATCAATAGCTGGCTTTTTCCATTTCGTATAGAGATTGACGGCTTCCAACTTCTCTAAGAGATCGCCGTAAGACACTGGAGTTCCTACAGTCACGGTCTGAGTCGAGGACATCTCCATTCCCGTAATGACGCCGAAGTAGGCGCGCTCCTGGTCTTCATCCGACATGCCGCCAAGGTCCTTCAGGGGATCGTCGACCACGATTCGTTTCGGGTGCAGTCCACGGCTTGACGTGCCGAAGCCTAAGCCTTTGATGTGACCACCGTCGGCGAACCACAGCTCTTCCATCCCCCAAAGTTCCTTGGTGCTTGGCCTTAGCTGCTCCAAGTACGGATTGCTTTCTACTTCCATACGAATGTTGCGGATGAGTCTTTTAACTTGGTCTTCGGAGTACGAAATCAAAACCACGTCTGCTTCTCCGCGAATGACATCCCACAGCGGAACCGCGAAGCTCCAGAATGTAGACTTCCCATGTCCGCGAGGGGCTTGAATCAAGGCATGCCTGTCATGGATGGCGATAATTTCCCAGTCGTTATAATGCGGGAGCCA